GAAAACAGACTCTAAATATAAAAGATATATGATAGAAGTAACCCAAGAAGATTTCGAGAACTTTGAATTAGGAGAAGAAATAAACCTAAGTGAGTACAAGAAATATGATTAGGCAATTGTCGAAACAAATTCATCTGTAACCGTCACTAACGTTATTGTGACAGGCAAAACAGGCACTCAGTTACAGGAGTTACAGATGAAATGCAACTGCTGTATACCCCTTAAAAGTTACAGTAGTTACAGATGGTTACAGATAAAATAAATTCATCTGTAACCGCTCGGGGAGTGATAACAACAACGTTTGTAGGGTGTCGGTTACAGGAGTTACAGTAACTTCCTATTCCTTATATAGTAGACCTACTAAATATATGTACTTATATATACTCTAATATAATAAGATAGGGAATCATCTGTAACTTTTTCGGAATAAACCTCTATAAACGTTGTATTATCAATGGTTACAGACGGTTACACTTGAAAATTCTACTGTAACTTTCACTGTAACCGGCAAAAAAGGAGCTGAAAAGAATTAACGAAGTAAAAGAATACTTAGATGAGATTCGATATGTGGATCAAGAAATTAATGCGAAAGAAGAAGTAAAAAATAATATGAGAAAACGACTGACTTCGGTAAGTGCTTCTAAAATTAAAGAAATTAATGTGCAGGGTGGAAAACCAGAAACACTCGAAGATCGGATTATAAAATATATCGAATACTCAAATGAAATTGATGATTTAATTGGCCAATTAGTCCGTATGAAAATGAAAGTAGTGCGAGAAATTGAAATGTTGGATAGCGGATTAGATCGGGCTTTACTTACTGAGCGATATATTAATAACAAAGACTGGGAAGAGGTAGCAGATTGTTTGGGTTATGAAAAACGCTATACTTTGAAACTTCATAACGATGCTTTACGAGCTTTTAAGAGATTAGACACTAAAAAACATTTTTAAACACTAAAGTAAGGGGTATTATGTTAGTGTAGAAATTTTACAGAAGGAGGCCTCCATTTGTGAGGTCTTTTTTTCATGTTTAAAAATAGAAAGGTGGTGGCTCAGTGAGTGAGTAGATATAAAAAGTTGACACCTAAGCAGGAAAAATTTGTTCAAGGTATTGTTGCTGGGCTGTCACAAAGACAAGCTTATAAACAAGCTGGATATAGTGTTAAAAATAAAGACGATAATTATATAGATAGTAACGCATCAAGGCTCATGAAGAATACTAAGGTAATGACAAGATACCGTGACCTAATCAAAGAGTCGTCAAATATGGTCTTGTGGAGTAGGGAGCAATCTTTCACTGAATATGAATGGCTTAAAAATAAAGCGAAAGAAACAATTCAAAATGAAGGTCTTCGAAAAGCATCTTCTGATGCATTCTTGGAATCTTTAGAGGGTATGAACAAAATGGCCTTTAGAGATTTAGAATTGGCTGACAAGAAACTAAAAGCCGAAATCGAGAAGATTTATGCAGATATTCAAGAAGATGATACACAAGAAAACAAATTGTCTGAGTATTTCGATTTATTAGGTGATGCCATTGACGATGAGTAAATTATACACTCCGAAACAATTGGAGATATTAAAACGATCAAGAGAAAAAGATTGGTTTATGATGATCAATCATGGCGCAGTACGTTCAGGAAAGACAGTCTTAGACAATGATTTGTTTTTATTTGAATTATTGAGAGCCAGACAAAACGCAAACTTAGAAAACAAAGACCCCATGTATATTTTGGGAGCGACAACCGCTGGAACCTTACAAACAAACATCCTCAAAGAAATAACAAGTAAATATGATATTGAATTTAAGTTTGACCGCTATGGAAACTTCACTTTGTTTGGGGTTTACGTCGTTACGACATTTACATCCTCCATTGCAGGGTTGAAATCCATTCGTGGGATGACTTCTTATGGGGCTTACATCAACGAGGCAACACTCGCCAATAAAGAAGTCTTTGATGAAATTATTAACCGTTGTTCAGGACTTGGTGCTCGAATTGTTCTTGATACCAACCCTGATCATCCGCAGCATTACTTAAAGGTTGATTACATTGACAAAGCAGATGGTGAAAGAATCATCTCTAATCATTTTACCGTATTTGACAACAACTTTTTAAATCAACGCTATGTGGATAACCTGATTGTGACGACACCAAGTGGCGTGTTTACTGATCGTGGTATTTACGGACGGTGGACATCCGGTGAAGGGGCAGTTTATCGTGATTTCGACGAGAACAAACATTATGTGGATGATATTCCTCATCTCGTTGAGTATTATGCAGGAGTGGACTGGGGTTATGAACACTGGGGTTCAATTGTTGTTGTGGGTGAAACCTCCGATGGTACAACGTACTTAATTGAGGAACATGCCGAACAACATGAAGAAATCGATTATTGGGTGAAAGTTGCACGAGGAATACAGAATCGATATGGAAATATTCCTTTCTATGCAGACTCTGCTAGACCGGAGCATGTGGCTCGATTTAATCGTGAAAACATTAAAACATACAATGCAAACAAAGCCGTCTTATCGGGTATAGAAGAAGTATCTAAGCTTTTAAAATCCGATAAGTTTTTTGTTTATGAACCGAAAGTTAAAAAGTTTAAAGAAGAAATTTATCAATATATTTGGAATGAAAAAACAGGAGAACCTCAAAAAGAACACGATGATGTTTTGGATGCTTTGAGATATGCCATTTACTCACATGGTCGTGTAGGTTCCGGAATGAAACTATTCAAGAGAGGAGTGTAAGATTGATTTACTTAGACAAAAAATATAAGAAATTTACTTGTGACAAAGACATTGAAATCACCTCTGATTTAATTGAAGAAGCTATTCTAATGCACCAAATAGAATTAGTTCCTCATTATGTGGAAAACGAGGATATGTATTTAACAGACCATCCGATTTTACATCGTGAAGATCGTCCGGATTATAAACCCGACAATCGAATGGTTGTAAATACGGCTAAATACATCGTAGATACCTTTGAAGGTTATCGAATGGGAAACCCGATTAAATTATCACACGATAATAAGAGTGTCGATGATTTTATTAATGAATTCAGACAATCCAATGATATGCAAGATAAAGAACCCGAAGTTTCTAAAGACACCAGTATCTTTGGACATTCTTTTTTATACGTGTTTCAACGTGAAACAGGAGAAACCGGAGTCGCTTATGAATCACCTATTTATATGTTTATTGTTTATGATGACACGATTGAGGAAAATCCTTTATTTGCTGTTCGTTATGCATTGGATGGTTATAGTGGTATTCGATTCGGTGAAGTTATCACGGTGGATGAGATTATAAAGATTGAACCGAATGATGATTTAATTGTTCATCTGGGTGAAAGTAAATCCCACATTTATGATTATTTGCCGGTGATTGAGGTAACCTCTAATGAGGAACGTCAAGGGTTATTTGATAGTGTTAAAACACTGATCAATGGTTTAAATGACGCAATCAGTGCTAAAGCAGATGATGTGCAGTATTTTGCGGAAGCTTATTTAAAAATCACTGGTGTGGAAATGGATGATGACGATGGTGAAATGATTGGTGAGAGTCGAATTCTTAATCTATTCACTTACGATGATAAAAGAACAGTCGATGCTGAATTTATGCAAAAACCATCCGCTGATGAAACACAAGAAAACCTCATCGATCATCTGTGGTCAATGATTTTTACAATCTCAATGGTTGCAAACATTTCGGATGAGAACTTTGGATCAAATGAATCAGGTATTGCGATGGCTTATAAAATGCAAGCAATGAGTAACTTAGCAAAAGTTAAAGATAGAAAGTTTGAGTCGGCACTGGATGATTTATATCGAGTGGTTTTTTGTGTACCAAACAATCAAGTGAAACCCGATGATTACAAACAGATCGAATACACCTTTACTCGTAACGTACCGAAAAACGTCAAAGAAGAAGCAGAAATTGTTGAGATGCTGGACATGCACGTTACGGATGAAACGAAATTATCTGTGTTATCGATTCTTGACAATGCAAAAGCAGAAATTGACAAAATGGAAAAACAAGAAAAAGAAAGAAGTTTACCTCCACAACGCAGACCAGATGAAGAATCTGAGGACGATGAGGAGGTAGACGATGTCGAAACACGAAGAGTATTGGACGAAGAGACTGAATGACATTCTAACCCATATAGACCGTGAAGATATCGATATATTTGATGAATTAAACCGAATGTATCAGAAAGCGTCAAAAGAGCTACAAGACGAGATATTTGAGTTCTATGGGAAGTATGCAACAGATAATAATATCAGTAAATCAGAAGCCAAAAAACGATTGCGAGGTACAGATCTATCAGATTATCAAGAAAATGCTCGGAAGTATCGAGAGGAAGCAAGGGATAACCCAGAATTACTTGAGCGACTCAATGAGCAATATGTTTCAAGTAAGGTGACACGCTTAGAAGCTCTTTATTTAGAGGTCGTCTATGTAACTGGTGTATTAAACGGTGAAATGCAGTTGCTTTTCAGTGATTATCTAAAAAGAGTAGCTCAGCATTCTTATTCCAAAGTAATGGGTGGATTAAGCGATAGTACACTAAGCCCTCATGTATTGGAACAGATTATTTCACAACCTTGGGATGGTTATAACTATTCAGAAGCCCTTTGGGGGAACACAGATCATTTAGCACAGAATTTAAAAGATACATTGCTAAATGGATTCATCAAAGGACATCATCCGCGACAAATGGCACAAGGTATTCGTAAAGAATATGGTGTAGCTCGTTCAAGAGCGGAAACATTAGTCCGTACAGACGGCACACATGTTGTCAATAATGCAAGTATGCGGCGTTATAAAGACGCTGGATTAACAAAGTATAAGATCCATGTGCATATTGATGATCGAACGACCAAAATCTGTCGGAATGTTCACCAAGCGGATGAAGAATATCTCATTAGTGAAGCAAAACCCGGAATCAATTTACCTCCTCTCCATTACAACTGTCGAAGTACCGTGATTCCATTGGAGGAGGAAATTAATATTGATTTATGATGACGATAAAATCATTGAAATGAAACAACAAGGAAAAACTTGGGATGAAATCGGTGAATATTTTGGTATTAAAGGTGAGAAAGTCCGTGGATATGCTCGTAAACAAGATTGGTATAAACAAATTAAACAATCCGATCCGCATGATAAGGCGAATGAGAAGCACAAACAAACCTACCAAAAAGACGGTAGTATTTCCTCTGAAATTCAGCGGCAACTCAAGGAAAAGAAAACATTTACAAAAGATGAATTGTTAGAAATACATGCGTTAGATTCTAATGAGTTCCAAATTCGGACAATTACATCCAACGAATGGAGTATGACAAATGCTGAAGGTGATAAATATTGGAACTTTCAATCAAAGATCGTTGCTGAACCGAGAGTTCAAGAGATTACACCTGAATTTATAGCGAACCTGTTTGAGAATGTAAACCCAAAAGAGATTGCGTTGAACCTTAATGAAGTGCCTGATAGTTATTTATTGATTCCATTATCTGATTTCCATTGGGGATTAAACTATGCGGATGATTATGCCTATTTAAAGAAAGAAATCCAAGACTTAATTATTGAAGGTCATTCAGAAATACTATTTGTTTTAAATGGCGATTTCTTTCATGTAGATAACTTCATGAATACAACCGAACGAGGTACACGAGTAGACGATGTTGACTTTGAACGTGCAACAGAGGACGCATATAGCTTCATTGTGGATCTTTTACATTGTGCTTTGGAACATAGCCCTTATGTGAAATTAAGCTATCTTCCGGGCAACCACGCGCCTTCTGTGGATTACATGTTTACATACGGACTCGCAAAATTGTTTCCGCAAGTTGAAATCGATGGAGCAATTGATCACTTCAAACACGCGTGGTTGGGAGAGCACTCAATCTTCTTACATCACGGTGATAAACGCCGGACAAGTACCAAGTTATTGGAAGTTATCGTAAGTAAGTTTTCAAGTGAGTGGGGGGAAAGTAAATCTCGGTATTTGATTACTGGTCACTTTCACCATGAAAAATCATTAAGTAACGCAGGAGTTACACATTATCAGGTATCTTCTCCAAGTAAGAATACAGATTACGAGAAAAACAATGGTTACATAACCTCTGAAAATGGCTTAATGGTTTTTGAATTCGATGATGTAAAGCGCAGGGCAATTTATTATTTATAGAAAGTGGTGATTAAATGGAAGATGAATTGTTACAACTGATTAATGGACTGGCAGTAGAAATCAATTCTTTACGTAGAGAGTTAGAACGAAAAGTTGACAAGGATGAAATTATCGATCAAATAAATAATAGAGAAGAAGGATTAAGAATTAATTCAGATAAAATTCTTATTGATGGAGAAACATCCATTGAAAATGGCTCAATTTCTAGTGCCAAAATTGTGAGTCTTGAAGCAAACAAAATAATGGGAGACATTAAATCTGAGATTTAGTCACTTACATAAGTAGGTGGCTATTTTTATTGTCCAAACCTTGCTTACTGACGTTAAAAGATGCATGAGATTCGTGGAGGTTGCACGTAAAAGCGTAAGAGGAGAAAACAAAATGGAAAAAGATTTATTAAAAATGAATTTGCAATACTTTGCTGAGGATCCTAATGACAAGGGTGGTTCTAAGGATGATCCGGACAATCCAAAAGACCCAGAAGAACCTAACACAGAGGATGAAAAAACAGTATCAGTTGCTGAAATGCAAAGACGTATTAAGAAAGAACAAGAGAGATTCGAAGATTACCAAAGAGAACTCGAGGATAAATTCGAGGAAAAGCTCAATGAAGCGGAAAAACTTCGAAAAATGAATGAAGAAGAAAAACAAAAATACGAACAAGAAAAGAAAGATAAACGTATTGAAGAATTAGAAAACCAATTGAATCGTCATGGTTTGGAGAAAGAAGCAACAAGTATGTTGGCAGAACACGATATTCCAATCAGCGATGAAGTTTTCAATGTTGTTGTTGGAGGTGACGCAGACCAAACAAAAGAGAAAGTTGATTGGTTTGTAGAACTCATTGATGGAATTGCTGAGAAGAAAATTGAGGATTACAAGAAAGGTGAAACACCGAAAAGCACGAAAGGTGCGCCATCATCAGCAAGTAAGAATCCATTCAGCGAAGAACATTTTAATCTAACCGAACAAGGTAGATTACTGAAAGATAATCCAGAACTATACGAAAAATTAAAGGCGCAAGCTAAATAAAAAGGAGAAATGATAAATGGTTACAAGATTAGAAGATGTTATTCAACCAGAAGTATTTACAAATTATGTTATTAAACGAACAGAAGAAAAGTCAGCATTACTACAAAGTGGAATTATCGAACGAAACGCAGAATTTGATGCTTTAGCAAGCACTCCAAATACACTGATCAACATGCCATTCTGGAATGACTTAGATGGTGAGGATGAGGTCATTACTGACGATGGTAAATTTAAAGCTGGAAAAATCACATCCAGTAAAGACGTCGCTCGTAAACAAATGAGAGGTCGTATGTGGGGAGCGAATGGTTTATCTGCTTACCTATCAGGTGATGACCCAATGGGAGCAATTGCGGACTTAGTATCTGATTACTGGGCACGTCGTGAGCAAAAGATGTTACTAGCAACGTTAGATGGTGTTTTCAAAGCTTCTAACATGAAAGCAAATGTATTAGACATCACTGGTGAATCAGGTGACGCTGGTGTCTTAACTGGCGAAACATTTATTGACGCTACACAGTTATTGGGTGATAACAAAGCACTACTAACTGGAGTTATGATGCACTCAGCGGTTGAATCTCACCTTAAAAAGTTAGATTTAATTGAAACAGTTCGCCCAAGTGATGGTGGATTACCAATTAGTTACTTCCAAGGTCACCGTGTGATTGTAGATGACGCAATGGACTACAACACAAGTGATTTAACTGGTTCTATGTACCTCTTTGGTTCTGGTGCAATTGCTAAAGGTGTTGGTTCTCACCCAAACATCATCACAACTGAAATCGATCGTGATGCTCAATCTCACTCAGGTGAAGATTTCTTAATTAACCGTAACATTCAGTTGTTACACCCTCGCGGAGTTAAATGGACAGAGAAATCAGTGAACGAAGAGTTTCCAACAAACGATGAATTGGCAACTGGTACTAACTGGAATCGAGTTTATGAACCAAAAGCGATTCGAATTGTTAAATTTACGTTCAATACCGTAGCAACACCAGAACAATCAGGCGGTACTGGAGAATAATGAAACTAAAATAAAAAGAAAGGGTGGTGTTCATTGTCCATATTAGATCAAGTGAAACGACTGAAAGGGATTGATGATGAATTACAAGATAAATTGCTCGAGGAAATTATTAATTTAGTGACTTCGGGCGTTATGGGTTACATCAATTCTAAGCGTTCTGAGCGACTTGATGAACTACCTGATGAATTAGATTACATCATCGTAGAAGTGGCTACAAAACGATTTAATCGGCTAAATTCAGAGGGCTTAACTTCTAAGTCCGAAGAAGGTAGTTCACTAAGTTTCGAAGAAGATTATTTGAGCGAATATCATGATGTACTAAATGAATACACCGATATTCCATCGGGGCGTAGCACCATCAAAATGTGGTGATATGAATGATTTATAACGATCGAGTGGCCATCATCACCGAGGAATACGAAGAAGGTCAATTTGGAGAGCCCATTTATAAAGGGAAACAAGAAAAAGTTGTTCCCGCAGATCACTCTCCATTAACTGATAAACAACAACTGGGTTATTTTGGAACGTATAACAAAAAAGCTTTCAAATTACACTTACAAGGTGTATATAAAGATATTGTACGTATCAAATATAAAGATCAAGAATATGATGTTTCAGATGTTATCCATCATGGGTACTCAACGGTACTGGTGATTGAATGAGAGTTAATTATCGGATGAAAGGTTTAAATAAATTCTTACGCCAAGTAAGGAAAAAACCAAAACAAGTGGAAACACAAGTTGATCAAGAGCTAGCACGTTCATCATTACGAGTCGAACGTGATTCCAAAATGTTGGCACCTTGGGATACAGGTTGGATGTCAAACAATATATATTCAGATAAAGAAGGGAATCTGCGGTTTCGGGTAGTTAGTCCGGCTCATTATTCGATTTATGTCGAACTAGGCACTCGTAATCAAGCAGCTCAACCCTTCTTTTTTATTGCGCTGGAAGATGAATTTCCAAAACTAATGAAAAACTTAAATAAAATTGTGAAAGGGTGATGTGATTGCAACCTTCTAGTTTATTTATCGGTAACACAAAGGTGAACCTTGAGGAATCTCTCGGGTTCCCTTTTTATTTTGGACTACCCAGTCCAGAAATAGCTGAGCCGTTAGGGGTTGTCGGGAATCACAACGCCGATGACTCACGAACGGCAAAAAACGGTCGATTAATTGAAGATTTGAGATTACAAATCGATATTTATTTGCCGAAACAATACAACCTTCTACAGGTGAATGAGATACGAGATAAAGCAATCCGAACGATTGGAAGAAAAGGAATTAACTCAAGTGTGACAACAGATGATTCAACCAATCGTGAATTATGGCGAATCAACATTAATATATCAAAAATTATTTAAAAAGGAGAAATGCAAACATGGTTAAAACAACAACTACACAACCAATTGTTGGGAATAAGGTTGTCTATTTCACTCAATCTGTTTTAGCAGAATTAGGCGCTGAAGCAATTATGCCAGCTTTCCAAACAGATGGGAGTACAACATTTGGAGGTTCATTCTTAGATGAACAATCAAAACAAGGACGTATTCTACAAAAGTCTACAGATGAACATGCTATTGAGCTTACACAATATTACTCACCAGACGATGAATCACTAATTGACACGGAAGAAGCACAAGCTGAGGGTCGTTCCCAAAAGGTTTGGCGAGTAGTTATTGATGAATCAGTTGCTGAAGAAGGAGATCGTCCGAATGAGAAATTATATCCAGCGCACTTTGGATTTGGTCGAGTAGAAGAAATCTCTTATTCAGACGGTGAAGATTTAGTGGAAGCTTCATACACCTTAAATATTGTCGGTCGTTTACAACGAGGTATGTTCCCGCTAACGGATGAAGATATTGCGGTTATTAACACGCTATACGACTACCAAAACCCAGGGGAATCTACTGGAGACTACGACGATATGGAATTCGAAGAAGATCAACCAGCAGGTGGCGAATAATATTTATGAGGGGATTATTTCCCCTCTTTTTATTTAAATTTAAAGGAGAATGTAAAAATGGCATTAGTATTTAACGTAAATGGAAACGAACAGGAAATTAAATTTGATTTTAGAACATTATTTAAAGCAAACCGTAAATTATCTCCTAAATTTCAAGTTTAAGTTAGTCACTTGTTATAATTAGTTTTAGTGAATTTCACAAAGTTATATTGAATACTATTTAATTGTCTTTTGCTTTACATGGGTGTGGGTATGATACCTGCGTTAGCGGGATGTGTGGGGGTTGTTTAGATTCATTTCTGAACAACGCACAGGGAATATCATGCCCACAAGGGCCCCATGTCAAGCAAAAGATTACGCTGCAATCTTTAAATCTAGTTTCATTAATTCGCGAACAAACGCTTGGTGGGGCGTCTGATAATCCAAAATTTTTCGAGGATAATCATTCATCCATTGTTGAATCCTTCGGATATGGGTGTCTTTAACATCTTTTAGCGACTGATGTTTGGGTAAGAAGCGACGAATAATTTTATGTTGATTTTCACTGGTTCCGCGCTCAAATGAGGCGTATGGATGACAAAAATAGACCGTCGTTTCTTCTGTTAACTTCGATAGGTTAGCGAACTCACTCCCATTATCCGAAGTGACTGTCTTAAAGATTTGTCCTTCTAATCCATTTAGTTGTTTAATGAATGTTTCCAAGGTTTGGTCAACTGCGCTCGCTCTTTGACTCGCAATTTTGAACATTTTTTCAAATCGAGTTTTACGTTCTACTAGTGTGAGTAATACCGGTTCATCAGCATCAATATTCCCAACAACTGTATCGATTTCCCAATGGCCGAACTCTTGGCGGTCTTCTACAGATTCAGGTCGATCTTCAATAGAAGTTCCAAGGACTTTGACATTTCGGCGTTGCTTATCTTTTGGTGATCGCTGTTTACGGCCAACCTTTTCCAGCAAATCAATATTTTTCGTTTGCATAATCCCACTGTCAATCCAATTATAAAGGGTTGATGTGCTAGGAACGATGGAGTGGTGAAAATGATCTTTCGCTTTCTCAACAACAACGTCTGGCGACCATTTGTCCTCTAGCATTTTTTGATCAGCCCATTCAATAAATTGGTGTCCATCAACCCATTTTGGCCGTCGTCCACAGTTCAAGCGGTTCTGTTCGTAAATGTCATGATGAACGTCTGCAAAATAGATTTTTTCTTCATAGGTATAAACTTTTCCGTTCTGTTTCTGCTTACGGACTTGGAGAACAGAGCCAGTATTTATCGCATTATTGATGGTTTGAGGACAACGGCCGAGAAGGCCTGCAATTCTCCGATTGGAGTACTCAATATCTTTATAAGCTTCTATTTTTTTCATTTCACCATATGTGAGGTGTGTTCCTTTGTGTGATTCTGTGTTACTATTTACTTGGGTCATGTGAATTCTCCTTATATTGGTTGGTGGTACATTCAATATAACATGAATTTCACATGGCTTTTTTTATTTCAGGTGACTAACTTGATTATAAAATCTTCCCTTGAAAACATTGACTTGAATGTTCCTCAAAATAGTATTGTAGGCATCGTTGGACCTAACGGATCTGGGAAGACGACACTTTTAAAAATGATATGTGGCTTATCTTATCCAGATGAGGGTGAAATATATATTGATGACAAACAATTAAAAAAAGGAGAATTAGCTTCTTCTGTCGGAGTGGTACTGGGAAATCCTGCCTTTATTGACACAATGACAGGTGTCGATAATTTAAAATACTTAGCTTCTATCCAAGATAAAATTGGCGAGCAAGAGATACATGAAGCAATGGAACGTGTCGATTTAAACCCATTATTAAAAACAAAAGTGAAAGATTATTCGTTAGGGATATCGAGTAGGAGATAAATAATTAATTTATTTATCGTCCCCTCACACCACCGTACGTACCGTTCGGTATACGGCGGTTCAATTTTATATAACATGCTTTTGTTCTAAATAG